TTTCATTGGGATTGGTCTGATGTCGATCGTCTCAACCATGTCCTTGTGAATGGTGACGATATGATTTATGCAGCTGATAAATGTCTTTGGTACGATCATGTACGAATTGCAGGCGAGGTTGGTCTCGAAATGAGTGTTGGGAAGGCCTATCAACATAGGGTGTATGCGAATATCAATTCGACTAGTATTCATTATGATCTTAGTGATTCTAGTTCGACGCCCTATCAAATCAACTACCTTAATTCTGGTCTCTATTTTGGCCAACACAAGGTTCAAGATAAAGTTGATTGTCGAGAGAAGAGTCCTGTTGGTTCCGAAGTCTCAGTTGATTGTAAGTATGCTTCTGAAAAAGAACTGAGCTACTTGTGTGCCCGTGAACATACGAGTAAAGATCCCTCTAAGGGTCTTTGTCAAAACCTCAATACCATCTTGGATGGTTCCTGGCTTGGTCAGGAGAGGTCGCTCCTAAAGGAATTTCTTGAACTTCATAAGGATGAGATCAAGAAGGAGTGTACTATGGTACTGAAGGTTAACCGACTTTGTCATCTTGTGACTCGTAACCTTTTCTTACCGCTCTCTTTGGGTGGTATGGGTGTTAATTCACCTGCAGGCTGGAAATATCGTATTTCTTTAAATGATCGCCAGATTGCGAAAGCCTGTCTCTCCGAAAATGTGGCTCCTATTACCACACAGTACCCCCTTCCGGGTTATTCATTAGGATCACAGTCGACATTAGACTGTCCTTGGATGAAACCTAAGGGATCACCTAGTCTCTTCTCGAAGATGATTGAGACTAACTCCTTCCTCACTAAGAAGTCTCTTAGTTTCCTGAGGTCCGGTTGTGTACGTTACACACGGACTAGGAGTGCTATTTCAGCTTGAGGAGCTGTTCCTTGCGTCAGGTCCCGTCCTAGGGATTGATTTTGGATAGATCTTTTCGACCCGGTTATGTCGTTAAACTAAGTCCATTGGGTTCACAGGTGTAGACCGTCCAAAACGGTGTTGGCAATACCAACATAGTCGATTCTTCGATTAAATTTCCGTACTAAATCAACTCATCTGAGTTGTAAATGTCAAGAGACTGCACGGATGGGGGTCGTGTCATTAACATTCCGACATAGTCAGGTCTTTGGTAAGACATGATAATGCACGGTGATAATAAGACCTTGATTAATTTCTCGGGTGTTATGATGCACAATCTTCCTGTGGATGTACAGTCCCTCCATGTTCTTGAGGGATCCAATACTATGAACAACAAATCCAATCAATCATCATCCCGACGATCTGTCCGGGTGATTCGACCCAAGCCCACTGTCTTTTCGGGCACACGTAGTCTTTTGCCTACTCAAAGCAAACCAGTTTCCGCTGGTAGATCTACTATGAATAGCCGATCTGCTACTAGTTCTGGAAAGGAATTTGGTGTCGCGAATGCGTACGCTACTCAACAAAGGGGATCCCGTCCGAAGTTTATTCGTGACTCTTCTAGGAACTCAGTTAGAATCCGACATAGAGAACTTCTCGCTTCCATTTCTGGAAACGGTTTGTTTTCTATTCAGTCCGGTATTGCTCTGAATCCTGGTCTTTCTGCTTCTTTCCCCTGGCTATCCACTCAAGCTCAATCATGGGAACGTTATAAGTTCCATGCACTTGAGTTTCACTACTTCACTCGGACAGGTACAACTACACCTGGATCCGTTATTATGGCACCTGATTATGATTCTAGTGATAGTAGTCCCACTTCGGAACAGATTATGTCCGCTTATGAAGACGTTGTTGAAGACGCTCCATGGAAAGATATCTGTTGTAAGCTCAAACAAGAGGCTTTGAATGCTCTTGGTCCTTCGCGTTACATCCGAACTGGTTCCATTCCTCCCAATACAGACGTCAAGACTTACGATGCCGGAAACTTCTGGCTAGCTGTCATTGATGGTACTGCTATCCCCTGGGGGAAATTGTGGGTTGAGTATGATGTGGAGTTAATCACTCCCCAACTTCCTTCCACAGGTGGTGGATCTTTGGGTTTTCAGAGATTAAACGGTGGAACTCCTTCCAGTGGTTCTATTCTCACTGGTGCTGTCACTGATCCTACTACGACTAACAATTTTGTTACGGTCTCAGGTCAGGTTGTCACTTTTACCCAAGCTGGCCAGTTTGACGTTCTCTATGAGGCGTCCGGTACTGGTATAGTACTCGCTGCACCGGTTCTTTCCGGGACGGGTAGCTTCCGAGGCTTTGGTAGTCAAGGAGTTACTGATGGCCTTACGATCGTTCGTGCCTTTCAGTGTCTGGTTGTTGCTGGTACTATTCTTACGTTCTTTGATACGTATGCTACTGGTACCTCTTCGCAATTGACGGTTGCTCCGATCCCTTCTGGGTCGAACTAGGACTCTTTGTCCTCATCTCGAGTTTGACGGTTCTCGTCAACAAATACAGCCAATATCGGAATTGAGAGTCTCCTTCTAACTGGGGACCACTAGTCTTTTGACACATCCTTATAAAGATGGGACTAGGCGTGTGCGTAAGAACTTGCACATCCGACTCGAGACTTCGCCATTTGATGGCCACTTCGTGTATAGTAGGGTTAGTTCTCCCTTTCTCAGAGGTGCGTGATTATCGTTTAATTACTTTGAAATTACTGATGAATTAATCGGG